ATTTCATCCTCGTCCTTATCAAAGCCAAAGATCAAATGATCCAGACGGCCAATTACACTTGGACACATCTTTGGCATATTCTCTTTTGCCAGTTCGTATAAATCATCCTCTGACAGATTCCATTTCTTCATCTGGTGATTGTAAATAATCGTAGACACCTGATTATTGTCCTTAACACCCATATTCAGATAATAAATGATAGCCAGATCCTGCCAAGGAGTCCACGGGATATCTTTTAGCAATTCTTCATTTTTACTTTTAGAAATAAGCCGATATCCAATGCGGTCACGAACAGTTTCCAGATTGTAAACTTTTTCCGTTATTTCCATAGAAAAGGGAAGTTCATTTTTCATTCTCACCAAAATCTTCTTGGTAAGAGCTTCTATTGAACTCCCCTTTTTGTATGTCTGATACAGTGGCTCCATATAAATAACCGGTGCTGCATTATGATTCTTATTCCGTACTATCAGTGCTTTTAGCTCCACACCATTATTCTTTCTCACAGAAGTAGATTCAATTCTGTAATCCTCTCCTAACAGTCGCTGCAGATCATCTGCAACCCACTCAATAAATTTTTCAAAACTCATCATATCTGTCTCTCCTCCATCTTTTGTTCCTTCCAGTATTAACGGTACTTACTTACCATTTTCTAAAACGCAGCATGACCCACTCTCAGGCCATCCATGAATCCTCATTCATAAATCAGCTTCTGTTCATCAAACATACTTAACACCTGATGTTCTCTTAACTTCTCATAAGCTTGCTTATGTTCCGGACACAGCTTTTCCAGGAATGCCTTCTCTTCATCTTCCAGATCTCCTGCAGTTGGAAGGTTTGTCTTGATTGCTTCAATCACTCTCTGTACTACCAGCTGTTCCCAAAGTTCTTCTGATGTCATCTTACTGAACCTCCTCTGCAGCGTTTTCATCCATATCAATAATACATTCATTCCGGATTTCACTCATATCAACAGACAGTTCTGTTTTAATACTTTCGTCCGTAGATAGTGCTCTCTGAAATTCTGCAGAGATTGGGGCATATTTGAGCGCACGTTTAATAATGGTCTTTTTTGCCATTTCCTCATAAGATGTAGACCACGGACTGAATGTCGATGAAGATGCCTTTGAATACTTCGCAGCGAAGGAATCCATCTCAGATTTACTGGAAACCTCAAATCCACATCCTCCATTTACAAGTGTGTATACACCATAGATATATGTAATCTCTCCACGGTCTTCTGCAGAGCCGTTTGCCGGTCTGTGAATCAGTTTAGGATTCAGACCATACTCAAAATCAAAATAATCATTCTCCCGCACTACATGCGCCTGAATCATTTTTATCTGTCCGGCACGAAATGCAAGACTGATAAGGCCTTTATAACCTAGCTGAAATTGGCACTCTAGGATGCCTTTATTTCTGTATGGGATCAGATAAGCCTGTCCTAAGGGTGTATTCGGTTCTAAGCCAAGCTGAGCTGCATTTAATAATGCTGCGATGAAACTCATCGGACTGCATTCTCTCAACTGTGGTGTATTATTAAGAGCAGACAATGCCATTCTCGTAAATCGTTCCGGTGTAAGAACAGATGGCAGAGCATTTTTAATCTCTGGTGCCATTGCCCGGATCATGTCCGCAATACTCATGTCTTTTGTCAGTTTTACAGGCTCATTGACCTGTTCAACCCTCTTTTCAATCATTTCTTTAATTTGCCTTGCCATAAAATTCCTCCTATGCAGCTTCTAATTTCCATTGTGCAACGACCAGTTCCAAAAGACGTTCAATCTCGGTCCATGTTTCACAGCCAATATCTTCGTGTTTTAAGTAAACGCCCCACATCGTCTGAAGCAGTGCAGGATCAATAATTGCCAGTTCCAGATACAGTTTGGGAATTGCTTTATTCAGCGTGTAGTACTCCATACAGCAGGACATAAAATATACCTTATGGGATATCTCCCATATCTCTTTCTTAGAAGCATATCTCAGGTTAAATTTGCGAAATCTGTTATATTCACGCTCGATATTCCGCTTTGCTTTTCTTCGTAACTTTTCCATACATCCTCCTTATGCTGCAACTTTCACAGTAAACCTTCTTGTCGTTGATAATATCAGGTATTCCTGATAAATATCCGGATGCTCCTCTTTTAATAACTTTGTATCAAGACGTGACGATTCTACGTTCGACCATGACACTCGGTACATGTCATTCTGAGCAATTTCGTTTTCACCCATATATAGCTTGATTGACTGCTCAATCTGCTTTTTCTCTGTTTCCATGCGATTGATTAACTGATTCAGCTCTTCTCTCCGACGCAGCTGCTCATCAAATCCAGTAAGAAGGATTGTATTCTTTTTCGACTTGCTGAAATACTGAGCCAGCACCTCATCGCAGGCTTTACTTCCATCCGGATCCGGCATCACCCTTGGAATCACATGGTCATACCAGAATCTTTCGGCCAGTATGATCAGATTCCTGATTAAATCCTCGTCTCTCTCAATTTTCCTGTATTTGAATCCGTGGCCCATGATAAGAACCGCAATATACCATTCCTTCTTTCCAGTAACTGCAAGATATGACATGCACTGTAAATAGTAATGAATAGGTGTTTCATCATCTTTCCAAAGGTCTGCGTTATAAGCATTGGCAGTCTTACATTCCAATCCCGCATCACATCCCACTAAGAATCTGTCAATGTCTGCTATCATAAAGGGATGTGCTTTGCTCCTATACATGTAATTGGAACGTCTGACCTTAAACCCTGTCTCTTCCGTAAATCGCCTGGCTACATATTCTTCCAGATCCCTTCCTACACGCATAGACTCATTGTCTTCAATGTCTATTTCGTCACTGGTCTTATCAATATAGACACTCATCGCACTGCTGTACGGATTTAATCCACATACCGCAGCCATATCACTTCCACCGATTCCGGTCTTTCGAAGTTTCAGCCATTCTGTTCTTTCCATTCCAGCTGTTGGTATCTTTGTATACATATTTCGCCTCCAAATAAAATCAGGGCACTGCAATCTGCAGTACCCCTTTGTTTTTAGAAATTGATGATGATATAAATGCTCATGCAATCACCTCGCTTCCTAAAGTTCTTTATGCTCCTCCAGACTATAAAAAGTGTTGTTACCCATGATGATATGATCCAGCAAAGGAATCCCTAACAGATCCCCAGCGTCTTTTATCCGTCTGGTGATAGCCTTATCATCTTCACTTGGTTCCGGTATTCCGGATGGATGGTTATGGAAACAGATAATATTCGATGCATTGCTGATGACCGCATGTTTAAAAATGTTTCTTACATCAACCACACAGTTATCTATCCCACCAACAGCCACAATCTCAACAGCAATCGGTGTATTCTTTGCATCCAAAGACATGACAACCATCATCTCTCTGTCTGCCTTCTCAAACAGCGGTCGAACGGTACTTACTGCCTCTGTAGGACTTTTAAAACTGTCCATTCCATACAAACTCTGTTCTTCCCTGACCATCTCCAAGTGAATAATTCCCACCCTGTTCCCATAAATCCCATTTTGAATCACAAATTGATTCATTTCATTCGGTTTTATCCTGCTCATAATTGTCCTTTTCCAATTTTGCATAAAAATAGAGAGTACCCGATATGGATACTCCCTTCATCACATTGTTACTTATATTCTGTTTTTCTTTTTAGCATTTTCATGAGTTCGTCATGTGAATATCGAACCGCTTCTCCTTCTGACTGTTGATCTGCTTCATCTAAAAGTAATTCGAGGTCCAAATCTTCATCGCATTTTCTGATACTTTCCTGTTTCATATTTCATTCCTTTCGCTTACCCTATTTCACAGTTTCTACTTCTGTTAGAAGGTTCATTTACATTTGTGACAAATTAAATCCCACAAGGGTATCGGTAGTTAGAAACTGTATTTTCAACGCAATCCGGAACGTAGATATTTTCGATTACGCTGCCCTCATCATTGCATAGGACTTGTCGATGAGAGCATTGCCATCAATTGTCTTTGAAAACAGATTCTCTTGGTAGTTGTCTCTAGTACGTAATGGTTTAGCATGTGTCGCAAAATCAGAAACTGCCAGAATCACTCTGTACGCATTGTGGTCCATGTCCTGTAGATCCGGAGCTTCAAAGTAACGTACCTTTAAATCTTCCTTCAGACGAAGGATATTTTTCTTCTGAATATCCGTTGCATTCTCATCCATCGGAAACAGTTCGTCAAAGTACTCCATTACTTTTTTATCGGTAAACTTCTTGCGTTCCAGCTCTCCGATGCTCTTTCCCAGTTCACACATATACTGGTTTGCATATAATAATGAATTACGGGCATCGTCCAGTTTTCCCTTGATGTCTCCCACATGAATCGCAGACCAGCTACGTTTTGCCGTTGTAAGTGCCAGATTCAATGTGTTCTGACAAACCACGCGGATCGGTGTCATAGCCACGCGAATGCCGGATGTACCATCGTGACTGTTCATAAAAACCAGATACGGCGAAATCTCATCTCCACAAATGATATACTTGTGTGGCAAGTGGGCCAGCATCCATGTCTTTTTACCATCCTGCAAGCTTCCTGCAGTTTCATAACGGACGCCTTCTCCTAATAATTCATCCGTGAATGCGAACGCTTCTTCATTCTGCACAACTTTGTATCGGTCCGTCACAACCCCGAGAACTTTCTTATCCGTTTCTCTGATATTTGCTCGAAACCCCGGAATACTAATTCCGTCCACTGTCTTTAAATCTCTCTGGATTACCTTCCAGTCCAAACCAGAAAGCACCAAAGCCGCTTTTGACTCTGGTGCCTCCATTACTCTTGTGCCAAGCCCATGCCAGGGGGCTTGACGTGTGTAAAACATTGTTTCTACGTTTGCTGCCATTGATATTACCTCCTTGAATGTATATTATATTTTTCTATTCAAAGGGATAATATATATTTAAAATTCTTATCTTTAACTCGGATTAAAACATTCTTAAATCAGCTTACAATACCTCACAATAACTAATTATCCTTCTACAAATCTTGAACATTGTAAATCTGAGCCTTTAACCCTTTTTCCAGTTCTTTGACATGTATATGAATCTGAACCCGCAAAAAATCCTGTATTCAAATCTGCATAAGCACAATCTGAACAGCTTTTCTTTTCTTCCGAAACAAACTGATCACAAGCTCGGTCAAGACTACTGATACGCTTCCTTCTCTTTTCACAATACCAATCTCCTCTATTCAGATGACAATAGAAACAATCTCCACATTCTCTAGCCATATTATGTACCTTCTGATTTTTGTTTTTATAATTACTGAATTTTCATCAAAGTAAATATCCAATACCCTAAACGATTTTGCTCAACTCTCTTGCCTTAGCTTTCAACTCTTCCTGCAACAGTTTTGAGTATGATTTAATAATGTAATTGATATTACCAAGAACTCCTCTCTCTATCACAACGTCTGTAAAAGACCCCTTACAAGCACTAATTAAATCATTCTTAAGTTCTTTGAAGGCCGATTCAGTATTATAAAAACAATATTTTGTTACATATTTGTCTCTTCCGAACATACCTCTTCCCGAATAAACTTCTTCATCATCAATGTCACAATTGTCTGCATAGGATGATAAATTATAATAGCTTCCAGACAGCTCTTCTCGCACAATTACATCCGCATAATCAAATAAGTATTTTTTGATGAACTCCACTCCATAATCCTTATTTAGATTAGGTTTTGTATTTATCGTTAATAATGTATCCGCAAACTTTAAATCCGGTTTCGCAGCATGAATTTCTTGAATCCATGCGTCTAATATTTTCTGAGCCTTTTTATTCGCCTGATAATAAAAATTATCATCTACTTCTCTA